CAGGTGACATAGCATGGGTGTCCATGCGTTCTTCCAAGGCACGATAGACATAGTAGAAGTCTGCTACAAGTTTCCTGTAACTCTCTTCCTTGACACATCCACCGAGAAAACTCTTCACGAAGGAGGTGTTCTCAGCAGCAGAGTGAGACTTCTTAGTTCCTTCCTTTATATCTTTAGAGAATGTCATTTAGTAGGTGGTACTGCGGGTACAATTTTCAATGGCATCTGTTCAATCTTAATTGTCTGAACATTTCCACCGCTAGCTGAGCCTTCGTCTTTCTTCTTAGAAGACTTGCCCGCTTGCACCCCGAAGGTAGCTAAAGTTCCTGTGAAGACCGAAGCTATAAATGTCGGATCAATCTTCTGCTCCTGTACATAACCAGGTATCTCGACGTAGTTCAATGTTAATATCCCTGCCGACCAGGTGAGTACCGCAAGTCTGACGACTGTAGATAGGAATGCTAGTTGCTCTTCCTTATCCTCAGCATGCTCTTTTAATTTACCGAAGAGACCTTTCTTCTCCTCGCCCTTCTTTACTTCTGCCATGTTTCCTCCTAGAATGGTAACGCAGGACCAGTTAGATCAGGTATAGCATCTTTAATGCCACCGCCTATGTCAGGCATAACTGCTTCCATTACTTTTGATTTGATGTTATCTACGATAGCATCCTTTCTGATGAATACATATCCACCAATGCCAACGACTCCCAGTGCTACTACACCAGAGAAGATAGCGATTCCGTTAATAATTTTTTGCATAATAATTAGTCAGGTCTATTATATAGTCTAGAAAAATCATAGGGGTAAAAAAATACCCAGAAATTTTTTTCCACTTTTTTGGTAATCAAAAAGTCAATTTAGTTTATACTTCGTCTTACAATATTCTACGACACCTTCAACGTTATCATGTGTATCACACCACATGTCAGCACAGTCATACGTTTCCCTAGGTGTTTGGTTGGGGAAGGATGACATCAGTTTTCTTAATACATTCTGACGGAGGTGCATCTTAGAGGGTGTCCAATCTTTCATCTTAAAATAGGCATTTCGTAATCATAATTTGGAGCTGGCATCGTTTTAGGTCGAGGCATAGTAAGAACCTCTACAAGTAAATTGATATCAGCAGATATTATATCATTAGTCTCTGCCATTCTACGATATCCATTACCAGTATAAATTTGTCCTGATACAACAGCAATAGTTGCTGCTCCCCAGAACATGTAATAGAACTTAGACTTTATTTGGTGCCTAAGTTTTTCACTTTTAATCATAGTTTAGGTAGTTTTTCTAACACTTGACGTGTGATGTCATCAATAATATTGACATCTATATCCATGAACGGTGGGATAATGCCAAGGATTCTTAGCAGTCCGTCAATGAATAGAGCAAGGACAGTGAACCCCAGTATCATAGAGATAACTGTTGCGTCTCTGTTATGCTTTGCCATTGATGCCTCATCAATAGCTCTCGCTTCAGCAACTGCTGACTCGATCAAAGCATTAACCTCTTCCTTAGTATATGTATCTCTAGGAGATTTGTATGCGTCGGATAAAGGTATGTTCTGTATGAGAGTTTTAACCATTCTATTATAGGATGTGTTTAAGTCTACCCCACCATGAATGTTATGTCAAGTACATTGCTGTCCTTGCTCCGACAATGCTTGGCCAATCTTCAGCGATGGCAGCATTGACATACGACATATGAGTAGTAGCAAGGGCGGTCTGACCTGAATCGGTCAGTTCTTTTTGTATCATGGTGTACTTTCCACCACCCTTTATTGTATCATATTTAGTTAAGTCATCCGCAGAAAACGTTTCTGATTCTGTTTTCCACACAGGATATGTTAGTCCTTTTGGTTCTTCGTATATATATCCGTCTCTAATAACATAGCTTGGAGACCATAGTCTGTAGAAAGAATCGAACTCTTCAATCATAGACTGTACTTTTGCCCAACCCTTTACTGGTTCCTTGATGAACAGTAGATGCTCACCATAATAACTCTCTTTAATTACCTTGTAGTCTGGGAAGACAGTGCTTGATGTACCCTTATTAGTAGAAGGTATCAAGAAACCTTTGAACCATTTGTTCACCACTGTACCTCGCATGTCCTGATAGAACACACAGTCTCCAAACATAATCACAGTAGGCTGTGTAGACCTACGCATAATCTCTGAGTATATAACATCTGAGTTCTTGAACGCACCAAGATGTCGTGAGTAGACAGCATCGTTGTCTAGACACCACTGCTTTACGTATCTCATCTGCTCACCATGCCTAGCAGTATCATGTACTGTAGGTTTGATGCCAGGAAATCCAGTAGCAAATGTTTTTAATGATGTGACACCAGTAGCAAGTTCACTGGCACTGTTAGTGTCAATTATTATATGTACGTTCCACATTGTGTTGAGAGTTTATTTTTATTTATGCTCCGTCGTCATGATCCCACAGATGTCTAACGTCCTCTGGGTTTTGAGGTACCATGAGTACCTTGGAACCATCCTCCTTTGCTAGGAGGATAGGTTCACCACCCTCTACTCTATCAAGATAAGACTTCTCGTTCATCTTGAGTTGCTTCTCTGTAATTTCAATCATTTTTTGTTTGTGCGTACACTCCATCCGAGATTCTCGAACTGGTAAAAGACTATTTTCAGGTTGACCCACTTCGCATAGTGTATTCCACGATAGCATAGCATCGCGAACACCTTATCGGGATCGTGCTTTGAGGGGTCATACTCAGGTAAGTTATAACCCTCCCACCTGATTTTCAACATTGTCTTTATGAATTGTAACAATACTATTTATTGTTAGGGGTTCTTGACAATTCTGTAGCCACTATAACATAAAAAAAGACCCCTGTAAAGGGGTCTGTAAGTTCCGATTGTAGATATCGCACGAAAGATATCGTTACTATTTAGAATGTGTACTTAGCACCAACTTTAACACCGTATGCGTTGTCAGCAGTCTCGTCTGTTAGAAGAGATACTTCACCGTAAGCACCGATTGACTCAGTTAGATCTAATGATCCACCAACGTAACCAATGAAGTCTGTTGAAGACTCACCGTTATCTGGAGAATCTATTACAGGACCACCAGATACATACCAGTTCTCTCCTTCGTATCCAATTTGGAACTCAGTTGAAAGTCCTGTGTAGTCGTCACCTGAGTAAGATGATACTGTTTCTACATTAACGTAAGGACCAGCAAAAGCGGCTCCAGAGAATAGAAGAGGTGTTGCTGCTAGGGCAGCGATTGTTGATTTAATCATTGTTGTTTTTAGTTTGTCTCGCAAGCATTAAAAAACCTGCGGATGTGAGAGTGCCCCGACATGGGTCTCATTTATCTACGCAGGGTTACGATCTTTCGAGTCCTTTGTAATAGTATATAGTATACCTTAATACTTTTTTAATGTCAAGCGTGTGCGTTACACAACACAATCTGGCACACTGTACGTGTCACCTGGTTGGTTGTCTGCGGGTTCTTTCATCACAAACTGATCAAATAAATCACCACATATATGTGTGTGATGCTTGAACTCTCCTTGGTATGTCTGGATTTTACTCTTCTTATAGATGCCTGTGACCATGGACTGATGATAGTATGGCATCTCCTCTGATCTTATTAATCCTTTAGGTCTTCTCTTTGTCCACACATTCAGATATAGTTTACAATCATCGTAGCCTGCTAGGTCTGCCCATGCTACATTGCCATCCCATATTAATGTCTTACCTTCTTGTCCGTAACTATAGACACAGTTCTTTGGTTTGATATCTCCATAGGTCATGTCACTAATACATGTAGCACCTCTGTCTAGTGTGAGGTTGACTAACCCTATCCATTTAGGGTGCTCTATCTGTGGATCCATCTCATCCTTATCAAAGTGAAAGGGATCAAAACTATTACCGTCCTCTGATTTGTATACCCAATACTCTATACCAATGTAGTCACCAGTAAGAAACATCTTGTACCACTGCTGAATATATTCCTCCACATAATTACATGGAGCATCATCCTTACCTATCCAATAGTTCTTGCGACCTATCTTGCCACAGTTATACAACAGGGTGGTGTTTATATTTGGTGTATGTATGTTGTAGTATGATCTAACCAACATCCCTTACAGTTCCTGTGGGTTCAGACTCTACCATAGTTTGATATTGTATGCGTGTCATGTCCCATGCCATGTCCTTAACCTTTCTTTCTGCTGTCTTCTCATCGTCAGCATCTACTCTAACCCATGTCTTATAGGTTACCGTAGTCTCTACATCGTACTGTTTCATCCTTGATCCTTGAGTAAAAAATGTTTCTTGATCACTGTGATCTGATCCTCATACTTAGCGATCATGTTTAGCTCTTCTTCGATTGCTTCCATGACGTTGGAGTGTTCACCAATACCAACAGGGTTGGCTAAGTAAACTTCTACATTCATTTTGTGCTTCTGTATATCTCCTTGAGCATGAGCAAGAAGAGCACTCACCATTTGGTTTCTCATTTTTTTATATCTATAAAGATGAACTCTAATGTATCATCGGATAAGTTGTATGCTTCGTGTGTTACGTCTTGTACATCCCACACTGAGTATACCCCAGACTCCCATGGTTTCTTCACACCATCCCATACCATGAAACAATCAGGAGGTACGACGAGAGGTATGTGTATCCTTCTATATCTATCAGGATAGACAGGAGGATCACGATGCTTAGGTAATTTAGTTCCTGCATAGAACATAGCACCTGTAGCAAATAATACCTCATCCCTAGATAGGATGTCAACCACTTGCTTATCATCTATTAATGATGTACGCACACCAGAGAATGCTTTACCTGTACCCTTCAACCAACACATACCTATGGGTTGGTTCGAGTATCCTTCAGCAGTAGGAGCATTCTTATAAGGTAGTTCAGTTGTCATACCCCATTCATATATGATGTCTAACTCTTCAGTTGTCAGCATCAAAATAATCCTTACGCATATACCTACCTAGTATATTATTATTATAGTATTTTGGCAAGCCATCTACTGACTCGGTGAGCACGTTGTTGAGGAAGAGTTGTCGGGTCTCCTCGTAGTTGGTTCTTCCGAGTGTCTTATGGACTGAGAGGATTTCTCTTCTGAAATTCTCTCTGCCCAGATCTTTAATGTCTCGTTTAAGCTCCTCAGAGCTTCCAAAGTATCGCTTCCAGTCTGATTCAGAAGTGACTCTACGCTTTCCTCCTTTGGGTTTTCTTTTTTGCCAGAAATATTTTCTTCCGATATATTGTTTGCCCGTGCTGAGATTTGTAATGCGGTAGACGAAACCGAAGAGATCATTAATATCGTCAGAAGTGAAAGCTGAACCTTTGTAGTACCAGGGATTTTCATAATCAATCGGGGTATCCATCGTCATCATCTTCACCTACATAATAACCATCTTCATCTCGATACTTATCGACATCAGAATATACCTCCACCTTTAGTTCTGCTATTACTTCTTCAAGTTGTTCAAGCAACTGCTTGAGTTTGCGTCTCTGCATAAAAAAATCCCCGACTACTATATGTAGCGGGGAATACTTTTAAGCATTTTTCTCTCTATAGAGAAGTAAAGTCTCAGCGTAGATAAGTGACATGAATACTACTGAAGCAGCAGAGATCCATAGTACTTCCATTACTTCGCTGTTGCGAGATCTTTGTTTAGTTTTACACCACGGTAAACTAATTCGACCTTGTTTGATTGCTGTGACTTCTTGTCGTTAGTGTCATACTGGACACCACGGTATGTGACTTGTGCCATGAGGTTTCTCCTGTTGGAATTGGATGTTGACATCCGTTCCTTCAGTCGGCTTTTGCGTCCCCCTACCAGAGGGATGAACGAACCCGTTCCGAGTCGGCTTACTTGCGTCCTATGATGAATGCGTCGCACTTACCTTCTACTTTCGTACGGAGGTAATCAATAAGGTACTCGTGTGCGTCAGAGTTTAGATTCCTATCGCTAAGTATCTCAATTCTGTTGCGGTTCCACTCTGCACACGACATATTCCAGTGGGAAGCGTTGTGTTCAGAGAGAAGTGTTGCGAGTAGTGCTACTTCAATCATTGGATGAACGTAAACGTATGTTAGCATACGCACACCTATTTAGTCAAGGATTTATGTTCATTAGTAACATATGTACCCTACTAAGTCGTTCGGTAACCCCTCCAAAGGTATCAAACGCCTGTCTATATCTGCCTTTAAGTTGTGTGCTATCTTGTCCTTCTTCCACTTGGTATACGCTTCCTTCTGACACCAGAGGTTATAGAATTTCTCCTTATCATCCGTAACCTCACCGAAGTATCTCTTAGAGATTGCTTCATACCTACGAGGTTTCATCTGTTCTATGTCCACACCTATGCGTCGAGTGCTACATGCTACAACAGTATAGTTACCTGTGTCTGACTTAGACCAGTGTATCTCTACTGGTTTCCTGTAGTTCAAAGTATATTCTGATAGGAAATCTAGCAGTGCGTACTTCACTACCTCAGTCTTATAGACAGTACATATTTTATCTTCATATATTATAGCCATTCTACCCATCCTGTACAGATATATTTCTCGTGTGTCTGTGATATCTCTCCGACATGCTTGTGGGTGAAGGTAGCAGGGAAGATAACTGTCTTTCCTTTCTCTGCATGGATAGTAAACCCATCGTTGTTGACCATGATAGTACCACCATCAGGTACATCATTTAGATAAGTTATGTACACCATGACACGACTCATCACTGCTGACTCAGCATCTATATGTGGGAAGTAGTATCCCTCACCAGGTTGATAGTATTGTATCTGTGGTAGGACTTTGATTCCTATAGGTGGTGGTAGCTTGAAGTGCTCCCAGTAATCTGAGTAGCAGTCAGTGATAAAGTCCATGTAATCACGTAGACCCCAGACATCATTACCCATCTCTCCGTTCCAGATGTCCTCGAAGGGCATCTCTGTACTCTTCTTCTTATCAGGTTGTGGTCTACCCTCTGGATGTTCTATACTACCTACGTTACCTACCTTAGTTCTACCCTCAGCATCTGCTTGTTTATAAAATTGTATTAACTTATCACATTGTTCTGGGTCACCCCAGTACTCCCTAATATATTGATCAACCATGCCTATGAAAGAACTCCTTCAGTGTGGTCTGATGACCTGACTCTTGACTAGGTGGCTCCTTTATCCCCTTCATCTTCTTGTAATCGTTGTGCATCGCTTGGAGTAACCATGCCTGTGCTAATTGTTGGGGTCCCTCTTTCAACAACTGGATTTGAAATTTCGATAGACCAGCCTTCATCTCCAAATACTCCTGTCTCCACAACGTGTGGGGTTGTTGGTTCGTCATGTTCCTCCCAATGTTTCTTGAGTGCCTCTGCCTGACGGTCTACGTCACGCATATTATTATATATTTTAACATCAATCCAAAAATTTTTCAACCACTCGATAGCACCGAGCAATAAAAAAGAGATGGGAAACTTTTGTTTCTTAGCCCATCTCTTTGCCTTCATGTACCAAGGAATAGTACCTGATCCTATTAGTAATGTTTTTTCAAACTTTATTTTAGGCATCAGAGTTTAAATCCTGCGAAAGTATTCTTCTTAACATCTTGTTTGATACCTCCTACTACATAAGACTCTATTTCTGTCTCTTGTGGAGCGTTCTGCTGCCCTTTGGAGTTAAGCCAGTGCTCTGTCCATGGCAGTGGGTTGTTACGAATAGGAATATCATAGAGTGGATCTAATCCTAATGCTCTGAGTCTCCTGTTAGCAATGAACTCCACGTATTTGTGTAGTAGTTTAGCATTGAGTCCGATCATACTACCATCTTTAAATAGATACTCTGCCCAATCCTTCTCTTCATCTACACAGTTACGGAACATGTCTAAGACATTTTCCCTTTCCTCATTTGCGATATCAACCATTGCGGGGTCGTCTCCTTCTTGCCATTTCTTGAGGATTTGTTGAGTAAGTACAAGATGCTGGCTTTCATCTCTGGAGATGAGAGAGATAATTTTAGCTGATCCTTCCATAAGTTTGAGTTCACCAAACGCAAACGAGCAAGCGAAGGATACATAGAACCTAATGCCCTCAAGAATGTTAACGTTGACGATGGCACGGTAGAGTAATCTTTTGAGTTCTTTGAGTTCATAGGAGGAGGTGTAGGTTTCTTTGTGACCATCTTTGTATAGGTTACTGGTACCCCAGTTCTGAGCAGCATTGATCAGATTATTATATGCTTTAGTTACTGACTCGGCACGTGCTATTATCTTATCATCGTCTAGTATTTTGTCAAATACATCTGATGGATCTGAGTAGACGTTCTTTATAATGTATGTATAAGATCTACTATGAATCATCTCCATGAACTCCCATGCTAACATGGCAGACTCTAGTTCTGGTAAGGAACAGTATGGAATGAATGCCATACCAGGTCCTCTACCCTGTACTGAGTCTAGTAGTATCTGATACTTCAGATTGCTAGTAAATATGTGCTTTTGTTGATCAGATAGTGTCTGATAGTCAGACCTATCCTTCTGTAAGGAGACCTCCTCTGGTCTCCAGAAATATCCTAACTGTTGCTGTGTTAGTTTATCAAATACAGGGTACTTGTACTTGTCGTATCGTTGTACTCCTAATGGTTTACCAAAGAACATGTGTTGTTTATTGGTATCAACGTCCTCAGTATTGAAGACAGTCATTCCATCGGGGATTGGCATTTCGTTATTAGATTGAACATGATTCGCACTCTTCTTCATTCGACTCCATAATATCTGTTAGTAAACTATTGAGATCAGTGTGTGCTACTTCCGCAATAGGTTCCTCTGTATCTTTCTTAGCATCATACGTGTTCTGATAGTATGATGTCTTCCACCCATACTTGTAGGTGGTCAACCAGTCTTGTGCCATGACAGAGGTCGGCACTTCATTATCTGGATAGTTCTCAGGATTATAACTCCAGTTGCCTGATATACCTTGGTCAAAGAACTTTTGCATGACAGCAATAACTTTGATGTACCCTTCATTACTTGGCATATCCCACAACAATGTGTAGTTAGATTTTAGATATGGAAAACCTGGAACAACTTGCTTAAGAGGTCCTTTCTTTGACTTCTTAATGGACACGTAATCTCTTGGTGGTTCGACTCCGTTGGTTGCGTTAGACACAATGGAACTACTTTCCGATGGCATCTGTGCTGACAATGTGCTGTGTCTAAGACCGTGGGTCTTGATGTCATTGCGTAAAGTATCCCAATCATAGTTCAATACGTTTGGTACGATGTCGTCTACGTCCTTCTTGTACGTGTCAATAGGAAGTAGCCCGTCTGAATATTTAGTATGATCAAAGTATTCACATGCCCCTTTCTCTTTTGCTATCTGATTAGATGTTTTGAGTAGGTAATATTGGAATGCTTCAGACAAATCATGTACTAATTTCCATGCTTGAGGGTCATCATACTTGACCTTGTTCTTAGCAATGTAATGTGCTAACCCTATGTACCCTACCCCCAGTGATCTACGTGCCAGTGTGCTACGTCTAGCAGCAGCTACAGGGTACTGTTGATAGTCTATGAGTTCCTCTAGTCCTCTAACAGATAGGTCACATAGATCTTCCAACTGTTCTAGTTGTGTGACCTTACCAACGTTGATAGCAGACAGTATACACAGTGCTATCTCTCCTCCTGCGTCATCTATATGATCTATAGGGTCTGTTGGTAGTGTGATCTCCTGACATAGGTTACTCATGTTTACCTTGTCTTTGAATGAACTGTGACTATTACAGTGGTCTATGTTCATCAGATAGATACGACCTGTCTCTGATCTCTCCTTGAGTAGGTCAAGGATGAGTTCTTGTGCGTCTATCTTCTTCTTAAATATGGTTGGATCATTTTCATATCTTATGTAAAGATCGTCAAAGTATTCTGTACCAAAGGCATCGTATAAACCTGGTACATCATGAGGAGAGAACAGTGTGACCTCTCCACCCTCAATGAATCTCTTATAGAATAGTTCACTGAGTTGTATACTATAGTCAAGCTTCCTTACTCTGTTGTCTTGCGTCCCTTTGTTGTTCTTGAGAACAATGATGTCTTCAATTTCTTGATGCCAGATCGGAAAGTGTACAGTGGCTGACCCTCCTCTGATACCGTTTTGCGTACAGCATCTAACAGTTGCCTCGAACTTTTTAAGGAAGGGGATAACACCTGTGTGTTGTACTTCTCCACCCCTGATTTTACTGTTGATGCCACGGATTCTGCCCGCGTTAATCCCAATACCAGCCCTCTGTGCGACATATTTGCCAATAGCCATATCACTGCTAAAGATACTAT